AATAATAGGGGCAACAACTAATTTAGGTAATGCTTCTGGAATGGCAGTCGGAACAAACGGATTGGTTTCAGTTTCTTATCGTGGTGAAGAAAACTTATGGGGTAACATTTGGAAATGGGTTGATGGACTTAACATTGAAGCAAAAGGAATCAATCAAGCTTATTGGGCTGATAGTGGCTTTGCTGATGATAAAATCACGGGTAACTATAAAAATTGTGGTTTCACCCTTGCAAAAGCAAATGGTTATATTTCTGCATTTGGGTATAGCGAAGATTGTGATTTCTTATTCTTACCTTCAGAAACAGTTGGAAATTCAAGTTTACCGGTAGGTGATTACTTCAATCAAAACTACAGTTCTAACGAATTCTTGGTCGCTCGATTGGGTGGTGCTTGGCATTCTGGTGTGGGTGCAGGTGCTTTCCTTTGGTTTGTTGCTAATGCGGGTTCTGTTCGTGGTAAAGATATCAACGGTCGGCTACTGTATGTTCCCCAATCAATTTAAAAGAAAGGCAGGTGGATTAAAATGAAGGATTATGGAAGGGTAAGAAGTACTGTTGCACCTGAACCAATGGTTATTGATGAATTCAGTGTGTGGGTTCATTCCAATATCACACCAGTGGAAGAAGACAATGGTGAAGAAACTTTTATTGGCTTTGAATATGACATGGTTCAGTATGATAAAGATGAATATATCAAAATCATAACTGAAAAAAGTAAAACTACAGAAATGACTTTGGACATACTCTTAACTGAAATACTTCCAAGTTTAATGTTATAAGAAAGGCGGTGATAAATAATGAGTGCATTTATAGCAAGAATGATTTCAAATGAAGCAAAGATTTCCCTTGAAAAAGGAAAAGCAAAATATAAAGCTTATTTTGTAAACACATCATTATATTTGAACTGGAAATCAGAAGTTGACGCCATCCTTGAAACTGATGGTTATGCAGATGTGATTGTTAAGTAATACAAATCTATTAAAACATAATAAAAACCCCTGTATGGGCATTATATGAGTTGTCAGATAGGGGTTTTTATATTCCATAAGTAAAAAGGGGGATGTCTAATGACCATTGAAGTTGCACTTGTAATTTCAATTATATCTGTTGTATTTGGAATTTGGTCAGGGGTAACAAACATCAAAAGGAATGAAAAAAATGACACTAAAGCTGATGTAACAGAATTAACAACTGTAATTGTCAAATTAGAAAATATAGGGAATGACATTTCTGAAATTAAAAATGATATGAAAAATGTAAAAGATGATATGAAAGACTTGAATGTTCGTTTGGTAAAAATGGAACAGCAAGTGAAAGTTTTAAACAAAACTGTATTTAAGGATGGTGCTTCCAATGAATAAAAGAACCAAGAGAAAGAAAAACAGGTTTTCCAAGTTCCTTGTAACAATGGTAATTCTCTTAAACATTCTTTTCACTGTTGCAGTTTTATATGTGTTTTTACAAACTGGAAGTGAACCCGTTACCTTAATTGGATGCTGGTTTGCTTTTACAACAGGTGAATTATGGATGCTTTCAAGTATTAAAAAAACTAAAGTTAAAAAGGAAGGTGAAAACAGTGAAAATTAACTGGAAACAAAAGTTGACAAGTAGAAAGTTTTGGGCAGCAGTTACAGGCTTTGTTACTGCATTAATGGTGGCTTTCGGAGTGAATGACCTGACCATTGAACAGGTGGTTGGTCTTATCACGGCAGCTTCCACATTAATTGCTTACATAATAGGTGAAGGAATAGTTGATGCTGCAAGAATAGATGCGGAAAACAAAGGGGATGATTTGAATGAAGATAATTAAAAATTTAGTAGCACAATCAAAATATAACATTAAATGCCCTTATACTATGACTGCAGAATTTATTGTTGTTCATAATACAGCTAATGATGCAAGCGCAAAAAATGAAGTTGCTTATATGATTGGAAATAATAATCAAGTATCATTCCACTATGCAATTGATGATAAAGAAATTGTTCAAGGTATTCCTGAAGACAGAAACACTTGGAATGCAGGGGATGGTGGAAATGGAAATGGTAACAGAAAAGGATTATCCATTGAAATTTGTTATTCCAAATCAGGCGGAAATAAATTCATTGAAGCTGAAAAATTAGCTGCAAAGTTTATTGCTTTTAAATTAAAAGAAAAGGGTTGGGACATAAGTAAAGTAATGAAACATCAAGATTTTAACAAGAAGTATTGTCCACACAGAACACTTGATATGGGATGGCAAAGATTCTTGAACATGGTACAATCAGAACTTAATTTATTAAATAAACCTTCAACTGAAACATCAACTGAAAAAATTTTATATAGAGTTCAAACAGGTGCTTTTAAGAATAAATCAAATGCTGATGCTTTGGCTGCAAAGCTTAAAGCGGCAGGATTTGATACTTATATGGTTCAGGCAGGTGGATTATATAAAGTTCAAGTTGGAGCTTACTCTGTAAAGGCTAATGCGGATACCATGGCTAACAAATTGAAAGCAAAAGGGTTTGATACTTATATCACTACCCAAGCTGGAAACGCTGTGCAGCCTACTACCATCCCTAAGAAGTCGATAAAAGAGGTAGCAAAGGAAGTAGTTCTTGGGAAGTGGGGGAATGGAGCCGAAAGAAAGAAGAAATTAGAAGCGGCTGGGTATAATTATTCAGATGTTCAGAAAGAAGTAAATAAGTTAATTAAATAAGAGGAGTAAGTAGTAAAGCATTTGATTGAGTTCAAATGCTTTATTTTTTTTATAAAAGTATTGACTTTTGTTTTAATATGTTATATAATATTATTGAGGATAGAACCTCACTTAAAACACTTTTGAAGGAGGAAATACAATGGTTAACATTACGATTAAGGAAGCTCAGAAAGTAAATGGACATTTAAGTGCTTTTATTAGCTTTCCATATGATGCAGAATTGGTTAGTATTATGAGAACTCAGCCAAATCGGTTTTGGCATGCGGCTACTAAGGAATGGGAAGTATCTGCGAAGAAGCTCATGACATTAATTAGTCAAATGGGAAATAGAGAAATTACATTAACTGGTAAGTATAAAGTTACGGAACAGGAAAAAGCTATTAAATTACCGGAAGGCTTCGAATTTAAGACCACTCCATTTAACCATCAAATAGAAGGATTTGAATACGGATTAAAACATGATAAATTTCTATTAGGAGACGAGCAAGGGCTTGGTAAAACAAAACAAGTAATTGATATAGCGGTAGCAAAGAAATTAACTAAAAAATATAAACATTGCTTAATCATCTGTGGAGTTAATGGATTGAAATGGAACTGGCAAGCAGAAATTGGAGTTCACTCTAATGAAGGCAGTTGGATATTAGGAACAAGATATAATGGCAAAGGTAAAGCAATTGTAGGCTCAAACAAAGATAAATTAGCAGACCTAAATAACCTACCTGACAGTTACTTCCTTATAACTAATGTAGAAAGCCTTAGAGATAAAGGTATTTGCGAGAAGATTAAAGAGCTATGCGATAATGGAACAATCGGAATGGTAGCAATAGATGAAATTCACAAATGCAAGAATCCAGCATCACAGCAAGGTAAAGCAATCCTGAAGATATTACCTGAAACAAGAATAGCAATGACCGGGACACCTTTAATGAATACACCTCTTGATTTATATATTGTACTCAAGTGGTTAGGATTTGAGAAGCATTCGTTCTACCAATTCAAAAAGCATTATTGCGTAATGGGAGGATATGGCGGATATGAAGTAATTGGATATAGAAATTTAGGAGAACTGCAAGAGAATTTGGATAGTCTAATGTTAAGAAGATTAAAGAAAGATGTACTTGATTTACCGGATAAAATCCATACTACCGAATATGTAGAAATGGGCAAAGCTCAAACTACTATATATAATGAAGTCAAAGCTGAAATCAAGGAACAGATTGATAAGATTAAAATTAGTAATAATCCATTGGCACAACTAATTAGATTAAGACAAGCAACTGGCTTTACTGGGATATTAAGTAGTCAAATCAAGGAAAGCGCAAAGCTTGACAGACTTGAAGAAATTGTGGAAGAATTAGTAGCGAATGGTGAAAAATGTATAATCTTTAGTAACTGGACAGATATGACTACCCCTACTTATGAAAGATTAAAAAGATTTAATCCAGCCATTATCACTGGAGAAACAAAAGATAGAGTGGCCGAGCAAGATAAATTTATGAATGATGATAGGTGCAAATGCATTATTGGAACAATTGGAGCAATGGGAACTGGTTTAACTTTAACTGCTGCATCAACGGTAATCTTCTTAGACAGTCCCTGGAATAGAGCTAATAAAGAACAAGCAGAAGATAGAGCTCATAGAATTGGCGCTAAATCAAGTGTAAATATCATCACCCTAGTTTGTAAAGATACTATTGATGAAAGAATCGAAGAATTGATTTATAAAAAAGGCGCTATGGCAGATGCATTGGTAGATGGTAAAGTAGATATTAATAAATCAGAAGTTATTGATTTCTTATTAAACTAAGGAGGGATAAGGGAATGTATAATTATGAAGAATGTTCAGTATGTCAACAAAAGATGAGGAACTTTAAGATAAGGAGAGTCCAAGCTCAAAAGCGTCAATTTATTTTAATAATGACCATGCTATTAATAGTACTTGGTTATCTAATATGGCAAGTAAATAGGAATGTAGAAAGAGAGTTGGAAGCAATAACCGTGTACAGACCGATATTTACTGAAGTATCACCCAAGCCTTACCAAATAAGTAAGGTTGAAGAAATAATTGATATACAAGAGGATAAAGGGTTGTACAGCTATAATACTTTGAAACTTCCCACTGAAGCTACCGGAGAATTTAAAACTTATATGGATTATCGAAAAATAACGGATAAAACATCTAAACAATGGAATTTACAGCAACTGGCTACTACAAATGAAAAAGGATTCAGAGTATTCAATGGAAGATATTTAGTAGCAGTTGGAACCCACTATGCAACTGAAGTAGGTAAAGAGTTAAAAATAACTTTAGATAATGGCTTTGTATTTTATGCTATGGTAGGAGATATAAAAATGGACATACATACTGATGCTAATAATCAATATATTCCAATCAATGGAAATATTGTTGAATTTATAGTAGATATTGATAAGCTTGACCCTAAAACTAAAAAATCAGGGGATATATCAAATTCAGGCTTTGAAGGAAAAATTGTAAGGATTGAGGAGGTGATAAGCTTTGAATAATAAGTTAACCGCAACTAAGGTAGCCCAACATCTTGATATTTCCGTTCCTACACTAAATAACTGGTATAAGTGGTATAATAACCCACAGTATGAAAAACCAAAAGATACACCGGAATTACCGGCTTATACACAGCAAGGAAAGAGAGGTACTCGTTACTGGGATAAGGCGGACCTACCTAAATTGATGAAATTCAAAAAATGGATTCCAAGAGGTAGAGCTGGTGTTATGGGAGATTATAATGCTCAGTTTTGGGGCGAAAGAGGAAGGAGAGCACTTAAGAATAAAAAGATGAAGAACAGTTTACAAAAGAGTTAAATATTCTATATAATATTTGAATCTAAAATTTAAGGAGGACAAAATAATGGCAAGAAAACAAATTTCATTAGTTGAAGATGTGGGAACATTGGAAGAAAAGTTATCCCGATTACTCCCAGTTTATGAAGCCAATAAATCAAAAATGGATTCATATAAGAAGCTGGTAGATAAGGATAACAAGGAAATTAAGTCAATTATGTTAGAAGCTGGGCTTAGAGAATTTGTTGTAGATGATATCAAGGCAAGTTGTTTAGTTTCAAAAAGAGAAGACTTCATTGAAGAGGCTTTAATTGCAAAGCTAAAAGAAATGAAAGTCCCAGGAATAGTTAAGAAGAAAGAATATGTTGATATGGACGCTCTTGAAAATGCTATTTACAATGGAAAGGTTGATGCTGCAGCCTTAGCTGATTGCCAGACTAAAAAAGAAGTTGTTACTTTAAAAGTAACCAAGCTCAAGAGAAAAGAGGGATAGAATGGCAGCTAAAAGAAAACAGCAACCAGCTGAATATCAGAGCCAAGCTGTTACTACTTCCATTGAAGCCCATAGCCGTATAAGTGTTAAACTGAATGAAACTTTCTATACATTTGAATTTGTAGAGAAAAGAGAGTTTCCGGCGGATTTAGTGGATGAAGGAAGTATTAATTTTGAAAAAGAAAGAGAGTTACTTTGGGATGAAGTTCATGCCCAAGTGGATAAGCAAGTTCAAGATGTAGTAGAAATACTGAAGCAAGGAAGATAAGTTCTTCTTGATTTAAAATATGTTATATTATATAATATAGAGGTAATCAGTATTCGCGGTACTGATACCATAAGTAAATACTGATTATTAATAAAAAGTATGGTGAACGAGCCGCGAACTCAAGTAACCATACCTTTTTATATTCTAAAATAGGGGGAAATGATATAAAATGGCGGAAACTTATTTTATAAGATATTCAAAACAACGAGATTATACTGTTATGAATAATACTTTTCTAAGAGATGATAAGCTATCTTGGAAGGCAAAAGGATTATTTGCATATATTCTATCTTTACCGGAAGATTGGAAAATCTACATAAGTGAATTACAAACTCATGCTACCGATGGGGAAACCTCATTGCGCTCAGCTATAAAGGAGCTTACAGATAACGGTTATATCATACAGAAAAGGTTAAAAGATGATAAAGGAAGATGGGCTTCCTATGTTTATCAAATTATAGAAAATCCATTTGTGGAAAACCTAGATGTGGATAATCTTGATGTGGAAAACCAGGTCTTATTAAATACTAATAATACTAAATACTTAAATGAATTAAAGACTAATAAATCATCTAAAGATGATACGCAACCCTCATTGATTCCTAAATTAGATAAAAAAACAAAGAAAGCTAAAGATATAGTTACTATGAGAGGTATGATAAATGCTTTTACTCAAAATGAAGATATTAGGGAAAAATTATTAGAATATTTCAATCTTAGATTAAAGAAAGGACTTCAACCTAATCAATGGCAAATTATATTAGATGATTTAAGAAATTTTGCCGGAGATAATGCTTCAATAGCTTTAGATAAAATAAATAATGCTATTGCCGGAGGATATATGCAAATTATTGCAGCTTGGGAGAAAGATAAGAAAAATAATTTTAGTAAACCAAAGTTTGATAATACGGCTGGAAGAAAAGTAGAAGCAGTAGTTAATATGTCGGAAGAAGAAAAGAAAGAATTTGAAGAAAATTTAGCTAAGGATGAAAATGGCAATTTATTACAATTTTAACGGAGAATCAGCAAGAATTCTCCCATCCTCTATAAGTGGGAGAAATTCAAATCCGGCTTTACAAATCAGCAAAATTCTCTATATATTAGATATAAAGGTAGGTGAAATACTTGAAAACTATATTAAGAGCCTATAAATATAGATTATACCCTAACAAGAAACAACAAGAGCTAATTAATAAAACGATTGGATGTTGTAGATTTGTATATAATCATTATTTAGCACAAAGAATTGAATTGTATAAAACAGAGCAAAAATCTATAAATTATAATGCTTGTGCAAATGATTTAAAAAATCTTAAAAAGCAATACGAATGGCTGCGTGAGGTTGATAGTATTTCTCTACAGCAAACATTGAAAGATTTAGATTTAGCTTATCAAAACTTTTTCAGAAGGGTTAAGAATGGCGAAAAAGAAGTAGGATTTCCTAAATTTAAGTCAAAGAAAAATCCTAAACAAAGTTATAGAACTCAAAAGGTAAATAACAACATAAGTATTGATGGTAGTAAAATAAAACTACCTAAACTTGGATTAATTAAATTTGCTAATAGTAGATGTTTCAATGGTAGAATTACTTCTTGTACTATATCTAAGACCAATGCGGGTAAATATTTCGTATCAGTATTAGTTGAAGAAGAAATACAAGAATTACCACAAAATAATAATGCTATTGGATTTGACTTAGGCATTAAAAAATATATGGTTACATCTGATGGTGAAATAGTAGAGAACCCTAGAACATTGAATAAATATGAAAAGAAACTTATCAAACTTCAAAGACAACTAGCTAAAAAACAAAAAGGTAGTAATGGGTATAAAAAACAAGCATTAAAGATAGCAAAACTCCATGAAAAAATAAGAGACACAAGAACCGATTTTTTACATAAGCTATCTTCACAAATAATCAAGGAAAACCAACTGATTATAAGTGAAAACTTAAATGTAAAAGGTATGGTTCAGAATCACAAGTTAGCTAAAGCAATATCCGATGTATCATGGTCTGAATTTTGTAGGATGATTGGGTATAAATCCAAGTGGTATGGAAGAACTTATCATAAAATAGATAGATACTTTGCAAGCAGTCAAACATGTAATGTATGTGGATATAAAAATACAGATACTAAAGACTTAAATGTTAGGCAATGGATATGTCCACAATGCAATACTAATCACGATAGGGATGTAAATGCCGCAGTAAATATACTCAATCAAGGGTTAAAAGAATTAGGCTTAACGGCTTAATATAAACTAGGGTAGGAACTATCCGATGTGAGGCTCGTGGAGATAGTAGGTAACGAGGTTGATGAAACGAGAATCTCCACCTTCTAAGCGAAGCGTAAGGTGGAGAAGTTCAAATCCTGCTTTATAAATCAGCAAAATTCTCTATATATTAGATATAAAGGAGGAGAATACATGACAAATAAGAAAGTAGAAATCCATGCCAAGATTTGTCAAAGTATGACAGACTTGTATAAAAGAAAGAATCATGACTATGGAGATTCCTTTGCTAAAATGAGAAAGGAATTCGACAACGCGATTCTAATTAGGATTTATGATAAGTTTAGCCGTCTGAAGACCTTAAAGAGTGGAGCCACTCAAAAGGTATCAGATGAAAGTATTAAGGACACCTTATTTGATTTAGCAAATTATTGTATTATGGAATTAGTAGAAATGGAGATGGATGAAAATGAGGGCAAATGATTATCAAAAAGCAGCATTAAGAACAGCGAGTACTTTAGAGCCTAAAGATTTAGTATTAAATGGAGCCCTTGGATTGACTGGAGAAAGTGGAGAGGTTGCAGACCATATTAAGAAACACTTATTCCAAGGACATGAGTTAAAGAAAGAGCATCTT